CAGACCACTGCTACAGATTTTGAAGTAGTTAAAGCTGATGGTAGTGTAGTGTCAAGAATACAAGGTGCTGATATGGTTTATGCTCATCGTAAAGCACGTGAATTAGAACAAGACCTAGGCTTAGAAAGCGGTGCATTAACAGTTAGAGCATTACCAACAACAAACGAATCAATCAAACAATTACGCCGATTGGCAGGGTTAAAGTAGTGTCCCAAGATGTAGCTTTATTTTACTATGGTGGCAGTGGTGGTAATTTTTGTGCGCATCTATTACTGTTAACCGGAAATTATAATTGTATATTCAACAGCGACATTCAGGATTTCAACGTTATATTTCAAAACCAATGGAACATTAACCAAGTTAGTAATTGGAAAACGTCCGAAACTATGATTGAGAATGATCGAACATTACATTCCAATTTATCAAATAAACTATATCTAAAATGCAACCCAGCAACAGCACGTTCATTATTTTTATACACAGGAAAAACTGTGGTAATTTATACAGATATTGAAACACAAATATATCTAGCAAAAACAAAAAATGCCTTTTGGTTTTATAAAAACAGTCCTCTAGATAAATGGCTAGCAATACGCTATGCAAATATCAAGACTCCGGACTGGCCAGCTTGTTCTTCGTTGGTTGATTTTAATAATTTACCAGATCACATCAAAGAAGAATGTTTGACCAAATGGAACTTTGATGATTTTGTTGATTCAACTAAATTTATAAAATTATTTCGAGAATCACAGCAAATTTTATATAAAGGCGACTATGTTCTAGCTGATTTAAAAAATGTAATAGATATAGATCAAGCCGATATTAAAGTAAAATTACAAGACCTAATCAAAACCAAAGGCCATATATTATTCGATCAATTGGGTCTACAAGGCAATGCACAGACTGATAAGTTTGTAGATATGTATGTGCAATTACATACACCTGAACAACAATCTTATCTGTTAAATAGCTAAATACATTAAAGTAGTAGAAAAATCCGGAGAGTTCTAATGGCAATTATTATCGGCGCAGGTATGAGAATTGGAGCTGGCATGGCAATTTCCAGCGGCGATCCTATGCGCAGTGAACCTATTACACCCCCAACACCGGATAATTTTAACTTTGAAGGTGATCTAGCACTGCTAGTTGGTAGTGCCATCGACTTAATGATAGGCAGCGGAACCGAGGATCTCAATCTTGAGTTAGCAGGTGATTTGTTAAGTCAAAGTGGTGTTGAAGATTTCTTGACTGCAACAGGAACAGTAGATTTAATGGTGTAATTATTAATTCCAACATAAATATATAATAAAACTAGGATTTAAATAAAATGGCAAAAACGTTACAATTTAGAAGAGATACCACAGGTAATCTAGCATCAATAACTGGTGCATTAGGTGAGATTTTTATTGATACCACCAAAGACACAGTAGTGGTCATGGATGGCAGCACTGCTGGTGGCTTCCCGTTACAAGGTGAACTAACAGCCGGATCTGGTATTGATATTACTGCTGGTACTATTAGCGCAACAGGTGGCGGCGTAGCGGCATTCAATTTGGTTAGTGTTAGTGCCAGTACATATACTAGTGACGGTGATTTCACTGGATTTTTTGTAGGGCAGTCTGGCGACAATCCGGCAACTACTTTACAAGTTGACTCTGGAGAGTGGACTATCCCAACTATAGTGACTGGGACTATTTCTCAATGGCCAGTGGGAACTGCATTTAGTGTAGTTATATCTGGAACTACATATAATGGTGTAAGTACAGAACTTTGGACGTTTATCGGTGGCGACAATCCATCATTCAGATTATCAAATGTGTCATGGCAAGGTACAGCGCCAAACGCTTCCGGTGGATGGTTAAATGCTACTTCGTTGACTTTTGGGGGTAGCTTTACAACCACAAGTATTAAAACAGACAACTATTTTTACGCCAACGGAGCTGCTGTAAGTTTTGGTGGATCATCTTACGGTAATACTGATGTAGCAAGTTATCTAACTTCTTATACAGGTAATATTGGTAATGTAAAGACCACAGCCAATGTAGTAACTTCTAGTTATTTTATAGGTAATGGTAGTCAACTAACTGGTATAGTCAGCAGTTATGGTAATACTGATGTAGCAAGTTATCTAACTTCTTATACAGGTAATATTGGTAATGTAAAGACCACAGCCAACGTAGTAACTTCAGGATACTTCATCGGTAACGGTAGTCAACTAACTGGCATAACCAGTAGTTATACTTTGCCTACGGCTAGCACCACTGTTAAGGGCGGAGTAATTGTACCCGCAGTGGATGCCAGTGGCCTTACAAATACCAGTGGCACTATCGGTATAGCCACTGCCACTAAAACTCAAGTCGGCGGTATCTTTGGCTTAGTAGACTCTCGGATTGCTCTAGGATCAAATGCCGGGCAAACTAACCAGTACGATAGTACGATTGCTATTGGTGTTCTTGCTGGCGGTGGTAGTCAAAATATCTATGCGGTGGCTATTGGCACAACTGCCGGAAGGACCGCTCAAGGTGAAAGTGCAGTGGCTATTGGTACAAATGCTGCGTACACCAGCCAAGGCAATGATGCGGTAGCTATAGGTAATGTTGCTGGAAAAACCTATCAAGGAATTAGTTCTATAGCTATAGGTAAAGGTGCAGGTAAAACAGATCAACCAAATTATTCGATAGTGCTTAATGCCAGCGGAACTGATATGGTTATGACAGGTAATGCGGCATCGGCATTTTATGTAAATCCAGTCAGAAATGCAGTTACATCGCAATCTGTATACTATGATACAACTACAAAAGAAATATCGTATGGTAATAGTAGTATAGCCGGAGTAGGTGTTACTATCACTAGCCCATCTGCCGGACAAGTTATAAGCTATGGTACTGCATTGGGCCCTGTCGAAAATACCTATACCAATTATACTACACAATATCCAGCAATAGAAGAACTTCCAGGTGCTGTTAATTATTCAATAACCAATGATGTCAGTGATAGCAATAATTTGTTGCTTGCGGGTACATTTCCGGAATCCTTTTATTCTAAATTTACTGTTGGACAACAGTTTAAATATAAACTAACATATTGGTCCGAAGATATTTACGAAGTAACTTCAGTCACAACTACCGATTCAACTACTATTGAGGTAGGAGTAACTTGGATCGGCGGCGGCAGTAATATGATGGCTAGCAATCTGGCGGAGAATTATTCAAGCTATTTTAAATTTACCACAAATCAATCAGTACCACAGTGGATTAATGCCAACGCGGCCAGTTCATATAATCAAAGTCTAAACACCACATCATCTGTAGTGTTTAATGCCTTACAAGTTACTGGTGCATTGTCACTTTATGTTGAACCGCCAGCCTTAACTTTAACGACTGAAACTATTTCTGGTGGTATGGGCCAGTTTAGAATTGATTCTAACGGGAAATTCGATTTCCCAACGCCCGATCCTACTCCACCGTTTGACACGAATAAATTTGTAACTGGTACAAAAGTTACCTTAACCGATCCAAACTATGGTACATTTGTTATTGAATTAACACAAGATTTATATCTAGGTCCACAGCGTTATCAAGCACAATTTACCATGATTTCTGGTGGTGTTGTTTCACCTGAGGCTTATGCATCTTCAGTAGTTATTGAATATACAGTTAATAGTAGTCCAGCTCCAATAAATAAAACAACCGTTGTTAAATGGGCACCAATTGTAGTTGGCGGTCAAACATACTTTACACCATTATATCAATAATTAAATGACATTTGATTGTATGAAATGCGGAGCTTGCTGCTCTGCATTTGAGGTACGCTTTCTTGGGCCACATTACTTGCTCGTTTAGACGCATTAGAAACATTAATTAATAAAGGAAATGTATAATGTCTTACCAAAATTTAACACCACTTAGCAGCGAAGAACGCACTGTATTGCATTTAAAAAATGCATTAGATAGCGTAACTTTAATTAATCAATTAGTATCCGAAGATGTGCGTAGCAAAGAGATTTACGATAGAATAAATGCTAATATATTGCATTTAGAAATAATTTTAGCTAGAGATTATATTATTGCCGATAGTACCGATAAAACTGTATACACAGATGCAATACTTGCAGGTCAAGCGTTTGTAGCAACTCTGTTAACTGAATAAGCAGCAGTCAATATGAACTTATTTGAAATGTTTGACGAACCCAAGGAAGCTACGCTAATTGATGCATTGCGTGACTTCTTGCCTATTGCCATTAAACATTTAAAGTTAGATCGCATTCCTAAAATTCGTTTAGTTAAATCATTAGATGATACAACGTTCGGTCGTTATGTTAATGATGAACAAGTAATTTATGTAGTTGTTGACCAACGTAATCCTGTTGATGTATTGCGTACACTAGCACACGAAATGGTACACTATGCGCAAGGGCAAGACGATCAACTTGATAGCACTTCCGGCGAAACAGGCAGTCCGATTGAGGACGAAGCCAATGCAGAAGCTGGTGTTATTATGCGTTTGTTTAACCAAAAATTCCCCAACTATTTAACTACAGATTCTGTAGTATTGCCAGAAAGTAAACAACGTTTAGATGCTAAATGTTGGAAAGGTTACAAAAAGCAAGGCACTAAAATGAAAGGTGACACACGTGTAAACAACTGTGTACCCATTGAAGAATCATATGATGGTGATGAATTCTTTGAAGCCTACGGTGAACTGTGGTACAACGAAGATGAACAACTAGATGAAGCTGAATATCACGGCCGCAAAGTTCCCTTAGGCAAACCAATGCAAGGTGATGTTAAGAAGTTTAAAGTCTACGTTAAAGATCCTAGCACAGGCAACATCAAAAAAGTAAACTTTGGTGATCCTAACATGCGTATTAAGAAATCTAATCCAGCACGTCGCAAGTCATTTAGAGCACGTCATAACTGTGCTAACCCAGGACCAAGAACATCTGCCAGATATTGGAGCTGTCGTAAGTGGTAATATGACCAATTGGGAAACTTACGTTAAAGAATCCTATGAGCTTATTAAAGAAGCAGAAACATCGCTTTCAATTACACTAACCCACAATGTAGAAGCATACGTTGTACACTTATTCGCACACTTTCTAGACAAACCACAGGTCAATACAGAACCTGTGGGTATTAAACTAATGGCCAGTGCCAACTTACCAGTAGCTCAACGCAAAGTATTGCTTAAAGATGTAGGTGATGAATGCTTACTAATTAACGCAATGGAATGGAACAAGCGCCGTTGGCCCAGTGACACTTACTATGCTGAAATGGGTCAATCTGCTTATGTTACACGTGCGTTTGTAGTTAGGCCTGTAGAAGATATTTACGATGATTTAGCATTAGAATTTACAACAGTTACCCAAGTTCTACGGAAATGTAGAATATCTTAACCATACCGCTTGACTCCGATAAGTAATTCATATACAATATATTTTTAACTAAAGGAATGACACAATGGCATTAATGTTTTCAGCTGAACAAAAGGCAAAACTTATACAAATAGTCAATGAGGGCGTACAAGTACTACAAGAAGTAGAAGATTTAAGTGCAGGCCTTAGCGATACAATCAAAGCAGTAGCGGAAGAATTGGAAATTAAACCGAGCTTACTTAAAAAAGCAATTAAAATTGCACAAAAATCTAAATTTGGTGAGACAAACGAAGATCACGAAACTGTTACTGATATTTTAGAAACAGTTGGTCGTACACTTTGATCAATTGGCACAAAACTGTTGAATTTATTCGTCGAGATTGGCATAGCCACCCAATACGACTAATATTAGAAACAGTCAATTGGGCATTGAACTTTGCGGTTGCAATGACATTTACATTAACTGTACCCAATGTTCCGTTGTTAGTAGTATATCCAATGTTTTTTACTGCCCTGTCTATTAGTATCTATTCAGCGGCAAGTAGAGGCAGTTTTGGTCTATTAATGACCAGCGTAACTATATTTTTAATCGATTTAGTAGGCTACTATAAGCTATTAATGTTATAATAAAAGAGTCGTACACTTTACGTACAAGCACAAGGTTAACCGGCCATAAGCGGTAAAAGGAGTTTCAAATTTCATACGTCGATGCATTATTCGATAGAGCAAAAGATCGCATCTATGTAGTAGAAAGAAAAGAAGGTATACGTGAGTATGTCGAGTATCCAGCAAATTATGTCATGTACATGGACGATCCTAAAGGCAAGTATCGTACTGTATACGACACTCCAGTAAGTCGATTCAGCACTCGTATAGGTAAAGAATTTCATAAAGAGACACGTATTCAATCAGGCAAGCGGATATGGGAAAGTGATATCAATCCTGTATTCCGTTGTTTATCAGATAACTATCTTGGTGTCGATTCACCTAAACTACAAACTGCGTTTTGGGATATTGAAACAGACTTTGACCCAGCACGTGGGTATGCTCCTACCAGCGATCCATTCAATCCTATCACAGCCATATCAGTTTACTTAGATTGGCTAGACAAGTTAGTTACACTTGTTATTCCGCCCAAGAGCTATAGTTGGGAAACTGCGCAAGAAATATGCGACCAATATGAAAACTGTTTTATGTTTGAACGTGAAGCAGACATGTTGGATACATTCCTTAATCTAATCGATGATGCAGATGTGTTAAGTGGCTGGAACAGTGAAGGCTATGATATTCCATATACTATTGGGCGTGTTACACGTGTGTTAAGTAAAGATGACACTAGACGCTTTTGTCTATGGGGTCAGTACCCAAAACAGCGTGAATTTGAACGTTTTGGCGCCGCAAACATCACTTTTGACTTGATTGGCAGGGTGCATTTAGACTACATGCAACTATACCGTAAATATACCTATGAAGAACGACATAGTTATAGTTTGGATGCTATCGGTGAATATGAACTAGATGAGCGCAAGGTTGCTTATGAAGGTACATTGGATCAATTGTACAACAAAGACTTTCCTAAGTTTATTGACTATAACCGTCAGGATACTATGTTGCTAGGTAAACTAGATAAGAAACTACGCTTCTTAGACCTAGCCAACGAACTAGCACATGACAACACAGTGTTGCTACAAACAACTATGGGTGCTGTGGCAGTTACTGAACAGGCTATTATTAACCAAGCACATCAACAAGGCTTAATTGTTCCTAATCGTAAAAACAGAGACGACATGGGCGATACACAAGCGGCAGGTGCGTATGTAGCAACTCCTAAAGCAGGCATGCATGATTGGATTGGGTCAGTTGATATTAACTCACTATACCCAAGTGCAATTCGTGCGTTAAACATGGGGCCAGAGTCGATTATTGGACAGATACGTCCTATCATGACCGACCATTACATCAATGAAAAGATGGCTAATAAGTCAAGTTTCGCAGATGCTTGGGAGGGCTTGTTCGCTACCCTGGAGTATACTGCGGTTATGGAAAGTAAACCCGGCATCGAGCTTACAATCGATTGGGAAACTTCTGGTGAAAGTACTGTACACAGTGCGGCCGAAGTATGGAAGTTGATATTCGATAGTAATCAACCTTGGATACTCAGTGCCAACGGTACTATCTTTAGTTTTGAGAAAGAAGCAGTTGTCCCAGGTTTATTAAAACGCTGGTATGCTGAACGTAAAGAACTACAGGCTAAGATGCGTTCATGTACTGACCCAGAAGAGATTGCGTTCTGGGATAAACGACAGTTGGTTAAGAAGATTAACTTGAACAGTCTGTATGGTGCGCTACTTAATCCGGGCTGTCGTTTCTTTGATAAGCGGATTGGACAATCAACTACACTCACCGGTCGTACTATTGCCAAGCACATGGATGCGTTTATTAATGAATGCTTGACAGGTGTGTATGATCACACAGGCGATGCCATTATATATGGTGATACCGACTCCTGTTATTTTAGTGCTTGGCCTATGATTAAAGATGAAGTCGAAGCTGGTACTATGGATTGGAATCCTAGTATTGCTATTAAACTGTACGATGATATTTCAGACCAAGTTAATGAAAGTTTTCCAGCTATGATGGAACGTGCGTTTCATGTACCACGTGAAATGGGTAGTGTAATTAAAGGCGGGCGAGAGTTGGTTGCAAGTAAAGGTTTGTTTATTAAGAAGAAACGGTATGCTGTGCTGATTACAGACTTAGATGGCAAGCGAATGGATACACATGGCAAGCCGGGTAAAGTTAAAGCCATGGGCTTAGACTTAAAACGTTCCGATACTCCTAAGGTTGTGCAAGATTTCTTAAGTGATATTTTACTAGCGACACTTACTGGTGTAGATAAGACTGCTATTATTGATATGGTACGTGAGTTTAAACTTGCGTTCCAAGATAGGCCAGCTTGGGAGAAAGGCACGCCTAAACGTGTAAACAATCTAACCAAGTTTACCAAAGCAGAAGAACGTGAAGGTCGTGCTAATATGCCAGGGCATGTACGTGCGGCTATGAATTGGAATAACCTAAAGCGTATGCATGGTGATAACTATTCAATTAGTATTGTCGATGGCATGAAAACTATTGTGTGCAAGTTAAAGGATAATCCAATTGGGTTTACTAGTGTAGGCTATCCAACAGATGGAACTCATATTCCGCAATGGTTCAAAGACCTGCCATTTGATAATGATTTAATGGAGTCAACAATCGTTGATCAAAAAGTAGAAAACTTACTAGGTGTGCTAAACTGGAATATTACCGAAAGCACAGACATTAAGACTACATTTGATGCATTGTTTAGTTTTGATTAATGAATGATATTCAAAAACAATTAGATGAATTACTTGCACGTAAACAAACCCTGACTAGTATAATCGATCATTTTCGTTTAGAAGATATAGATAAATTAGCAGAATCATCGGGGCCCGACAGTGTAATATATCAGGAAATTGCAAGATATTATCGAGATCAACGCAGTCGAGCTGTTGATACCGCCAATTATGCACGAATTAAAATTAATCAACAAATGGCCACTAAGAGTCGGCAAAAGGTTAACCGAGCCCAACAATTAATTAAAGAAAGTCAACGGTTAGAAGTACTGCGCCAGCAAAAATTAAAGAAAAGTCGAGCATTACTTGCCGAAAGTCGACGAATAGATAATGACTGTCGAATATTAGATCAGACTAGACGAACATTATTAACTGAAAATCGACAGTTGATGAAAGATAGTCGAAAATTAGATAAACAACAAAATCAATTAATTCGAACAAGTGCCGATAATTTATTAATAACAAATAATAAAATTCTTAATGCTAGTATTAATTTTCTATGGGCATTAATTAAAAATATAGATAATAATATCAACACTGTTAGTCTGCAATTATCAGAATCGATTGCCATAGCTAAAATAAATGAATTGTGTAATTCTCAAGAGTATCAGCAAGAATTTATAAAAACATGTTTATTGCCCGATATATTGCCCGACGATAAACATATATTAAATTTAACATTGTTAACTATTCGATCACACTGCGACTGGCACTATCCCGGATTACAAATTAATCCTAGTTCAAAAGAATGGATTGATTGTATGGTTACCGCAGATCCGTTGTATGTAGTAAACCGCCCCAACAACGATAATCTTTCTGCGTTACTTGATAATTACCCAATCGAATATGTACAACGATTAAGAGTATACACGGTTGATAACGATTATTCTATATTGCCGCAGGGACAATTTGGTTGTATTACCTGTTGTAATTTTTTAAACTTATTTGATCTATCAACTATCGAACAGTTACTTGCTACGTTTAACAAGTTATTAAGGCCTGGTGGCAAGTTAATATGCAATATGCAGTTTTTGCACAATACAGATGATAAAAAATATTTTAATTACACAATCAACCTGATTTTAGAAAAACTATTCAATCGCTTGGGTTATACTATTTTATCATCAAACGAACTAGCCGTGGCAGAAAATATATCTATACTGATAACTGCTCAAAAATTTGGAATACTTACCACATCAAAAGCGCATCAGGTATTAGGCTCCATAATTGAAAAATAATTTTACCATATCTCTTGCATTTTCTAAATACATCATATACAATACATTATAACACTTTATTAGGAGAACTACATGCGTGATCATTTATTAGACATCGTTAAAAATACGTACGGACTGGGTATTATTGACCTAGTTAAGGTAACAGGCACAGATACAGAAACAAGCATCGAAGCAATTGCTGAAGATCGTTCAGTTATTGTACAGGCAAAAGTAAACAATCCAGTGCCAGAGTTTGTTGGTACATTTGGTATGCCAAACTTAGGCAAACTAAACACTATCCTTAACATTCCAGAATACAAAGACGATGCTAAGATTTCATTAACTAGACAAGATCGCAATGGTGAATCAGTTCCGGTAGGCCTACACTTTGAAAACAAAGCAGGCGACTTTAAAAATGACTATCGTTTTATGAGTTCAGAAATTGTCAATGACAAACTTAAAACAGTTAAGTTTAAAGGTGTTAAGTGGAACGTTGAGTTCCAACCAACAGTTGCTAACATTTTACGTTTAAAATTCCAAGCAAGTGCTAACAGTGACGAAACTACGTTTACTGCTAAAACAGAAGGCACTGACTTAAAATTGTTCTTTGGTGATCATAGTAGTCATGCTGGTAACTTTGTATTCCAAAGCGATGTTGCTGGTACTTTAACTAAAGGGTGGTCATGGCCAGTTGCGGCAGTTATTAGTATTCTTAACCTGCCAGGTGATAAAACATTCCGTATTAGTGATGAAGGTGCAGCACAGATTACTGTTGATAGCGGCATGGCAACTTACAACTATATTTTACCTGCACAAAGCAAATAAATGATTGCCTACTGGTTTAATCAATACACCGCTAGAGGATTTGTTCCAGGTGGCATGTTTGTCACCGAAGATGTAGTTTATATTCCGATTCCTAAGAATTCTAGCAGTTATATTGGTAAACTGGTATTAGCTAACAATTGGAAAGTTGCCAATTTTTTAAAAACTGATTTAACTAATAAGAAAATAATTGTAGTATTGCGTGATCCTGTTAGTAGATGGATTAGCGGAATGGCGCAATACCTTTGTTCAGCCATAGTCAGTCAGGGTTATACAGCAGACACTATTATCGATAACTGGAATCCAGTAATGGAATCTTTAATATTTGATAGAGTAATATTTGACGACCATACCGAAAAACAACTATACTTTATTAATACAATACCAAAAGAATCTTGTGTATACTTTAATGGAGTTCACGGCATCGGCGAATCATTACAAAAATATTTACATGAACATAATATAAACCTAAATATCAGTGTAGATATTGAATTAGATGACAACCCGCAACACAAAAAATTAGTAAATTTTCTCAAGGCTGTATTAGATCAAGATACAAAATTGATTGATAGACTAAAAGAAGTATATGCAGATGACTATAAATTAATCAATGAGATAACATTTTATGATTAAAAATTTAGATATTACTAGTCCACATTTGACTGGCAGTTCCTACAGTGCTCCGTACATTGGCAACAATGGACAGAGTGCTGGTAATGTGCGCTACAATACTATGACACAGCAAATGGAAGTATATGACGGTAATATGTGGATTAACATTAGTCAAAATGCTAGTATCGGGCTAAGTTGGACTGCTGATGAAGCTATACGTTGGGCCGGTGAAAAGATGGCAGAAGAACGCGAGCTTAAGGCTAAACTAGAGAAGTATCCATCACTTAAACACGCTTACGAGCAATATAAAATAATAGAAGCACTAGTATACGAGGAAGAACAAAGTGGCACATGAAATAGATAATTTAACCGCAAAACAACTAGACTATGCAGTCTTTTTACCTGCACTATCAGGCTTTTATGCTACTTATGTGGGCAAGCAACGATTTCCAGATCCTGTAAAAGGATTATATGTTGATTCTACTCGTATGCCAGCAGACTTTGAAAATGGTATCGAAGGACTTAATTGGCTCAATCCAGATGCTGCATACTTCCCATATCATTGGAGTTTATATTCAGCAGGGCATGCAGAGTTAGATGTTAATAAGTTTAGCCCAAAAGAAGATATGGTTCGTAATAGAGATCGTAGTCGTAGTTTTATCCTAGGCGACTCTGGTGGTTTCCAAATTGGTAAAGGTGTTTGGGAAGGAGATTGGAAGAATCCAAACTGTCCCAAAGCGCAAAAGAAACGTGAGCTAGTATTAACTTGGATGGATGCATACATGGACTATGGTATGTGTTTAGATATTCCAGCCTGGGTAGCTCGTAGTCCAAATGGTCGCAAAGCAACTGGTATTAATACATACGAAGAAGCTGTACAAGGCACTTATATTAATAACGATTGGTTTATTAACAATCGCAATGGTAACTGTAAGTTTTTAAACGTACTGCAAGGTGAGAATCATGCAGATGCAGACGATTGGTATGATCGTATGAAGAAGTACTGTGATCCTAAACAGTATCCAGGTCGTCATTTTAATGGCTGGGCTATGGGTGGACAGAACATGTGTGATGTACACTTGGTATTGCGCAGACTTGTTGCCCTACGTTTCGATGGTTTATTAGAAGAAGGTCTACATGATTGGATGCACTTCTTGGGTACAAGTAAACTAGAGTGGGCATGCTTATTAACTGACATTCAACGTGCTGTACGTAAGTATCATAATCCTAAATTTACAATCAGCTTTGACTGTGCAAGTCCATTCCTTGCTAGTGCAAACGGACAAATTTATACGCAAACTGAAGTTGAAGATGGTAAGAAATGGGTATACCGTATGGTACCTAGTGTGGACAATAAGAAGTATGCATTAGATACACGTAGTTTCCGTGATGCTGTGTTACAAGATGGTAAATTTAAATCTTTTACTGAAAGTCCTATTAGCGCACGTATTAAAATTAATGATGTTTGTGTTTATCACGATGGTGTGCGTAAAACTGCTGCAGAATTAAACGGTGAACCATTTGATGTAACTAATCAAGATCATTATAGCACGCCGCCTGCACTTAATAAGATTAACAAGGTTGGTAAGACTAGTTGGGATAGCTTTGCTTATGCCATACAAATGGGTCATAATGTTTGGAGTCATTTAACTAGTGTGCAAGAAGCAAATAGACAATATGATCAAGGTATACGTCCTGCTATGATGTCAGCAATTACTGCCGATAAAAAGTCACACAGGGCATATGATTTAATCTACTTTAGAGATATTGTTGATGCTATATTTGCTATTGATAACAGAGCAGATGCAGAAGCAATGATAGAACATTACAATCAATATTGGATGAGTATTCCAGGTTCGCGTGGTGCGGTTGGTAAGAAAACTATGAATACCAGCACTACTTTTGGTAAATTCTTTGAAGAAGTGGCAGTGCCCGAAGTTGAAGAAGAACATCACATAGACGATAGCGGCTTTGACGAAACAAATCTTAATAACCTAGAAGCAGGATTGGAGGACTAGTATGGACGCAGATAAATTACCGCATCATATCGCACAGTTAGAAGAAAAACATCAATTACTCAAACAACAAATTACTGATGGATTTACACATTATTTAGATGATGTGCATCTAGGTAAAATGAAGTTAGAAAAATTAATAGTTAAACGTCAACTTGAAGAAGCAAAAACAAAACTTAAGGCACAACAATGAAAAGTTTAATCGTAGGTATGGGTATTGGTAACCTGTACAAAGAAGTACTAACTAACTTAGATCACGAAATTGTGACAGTTGACCTTGATCCCAGCAAGGCAGATTTTACATCTGTAAAGGATGCAGTGGCGGCGCACGAATATTTTGATACCGTACATATTTGTACTCCAAACTTTACTCACGAAACAATAGCAAGAGAAGTTGCTACTTACGCTAAACTTGTATTCATTGAAAAGCCAGGTGTTAAAACTTCAGAAATTTGGCAACAGTTAGTTAAGGACTTTCCGTACACACGCTTTATGATGGTTAAAAACAATCAATGGCGTGAAAATATTGCAGAATTGCAAGCACTTGCGCAACGTAGTATTAAAGTAGAACTTAATTGGGTTAATCGCAATCGCGTTCCTGGTCCAGGTACTTGGTTTACAACTAAAGACTTAGCATATGGTGGTGTTAGTCGTGATTTAATGACACATTTATTAAGTCTTTACATAGCACTTAGCGATGATTATACTAAGCCATCACTAACTCATTACAACGTAGCACAACGTTATACATTAGCAGAAGTATCGGATACTGAATATGGTACAGTTAAAGCAGATGGTATATATGATGTAGATGATTTATGTGAGTTTATATTTGAAGAACCTAACCGTAAGTGGAGATTGATAGCAGACTGGCGCAGTTTAACTGACGATGATCGTGGTATTAACTTTCATATGGCAGATGGCACAGTAGAACGCTTTGAATTAGGATTGTGCCCAGCAGAAGCATATCAAGCAATGATTAAAGATGCTGTCGAAAACATTGACAACGATGCTTGGTTTAGTGTACAATTAGACTACGATTTGTGGATTCATAAGAAAGTAGAATAGTTTGTCAACTAAAAACAGTTTTGTTTTAAGAAATACATTAGCAGGTGTCACTACTAGTTTGGCCATGGTGCCAGAGGTAGTGGCATTTGCTTTATTAGCGCACGTTAATCCATTGGTTGGATTATATGCTGCATTTATACTAGGATTAGTGGCTGCAGTTTTTGGCGGAAGGCCGGGACTTATAAGTGGTGGCGCAGGTAGTCTGGCAGTTGTTTCTGTTGCGTTAGTAGTTACTCACGGAGTGGAATATCTGTTTGCTAGTATTGTACTAATGGGTATAATACAATTGGCATTTGGTTACATGCAGATGGGTAAACTAATTAAATTAGTTAGCTCAACTGTTATGACTGGTTTTGTTAACGGGCTTGCGCTTGTTATTTTCATTGCGCAGTTTCATCAGCTTAAAACCGACGGAGTGTGGCTACAAGGACAACAATTATACACAACCGCAGGACTGATATTATTAACAGTCATAGCAGTAGTTGCGGCTCCAAAACTTATTAAACGTATGCCAGCTAGTTTGTTTGGCATTGTTATAGCCACTGTGGTAGCATTAACTTTCAATCTAGATACACATTATGTCAAGGATATTGCAACTATATCCGGAGCATTTCCTAGTTTCCATATACCCGATGTACCATTTACATGGGCGACACTAGCCATTATTGCTCCATATTCATTTATACTTGCAGCTATTGGATTAATAGAAACCTTACTAACAGCGCAATTAGTTGATGATTATGTACATCACCACAAACCAATCGGCAGTACTCATCCAAACAAAGAAAGTATGGCACAAGGTGCAGGTAATTTACTTACAGGATTGTTTGGCGGTATGGGTGGGTGTGCAATGATTGGACAAACTGTGATTAACTTAGAGGCGGGCGGTTTCAACAGATTAGCTGGCATAGTACAATCATTGTGTATACTTGCTTATATTTTATTTGCCAGTGTTGTAATTGAGAATATACCAATGGCGGCACTAATTGGAGTAATGTTTGTTGTTTGTTATCATACATTCAATTGGAAAAGTTTGACATTAGCACAACCGAAAGAAGATATGATATTAATATTGACAGTGACTATATTAACTGTTATACTTAACTTAGCGTATGCAGTTTTAATTGGAATTGTATTAACCAGCATGTTACATTACTGGAAACATGTTAATAAAAAGGAAGTTGCGTGAGAGTAAAATTATTATGTACAGATGGCAAGGGCACATTCAGTGAAATTGCATGGGATAAACCAGCAATTACAGCAGATGATATTGAAGTACGTGCTGTCTTAACTGGAGTATGCCGTAGTGATATTGATATGATGCAGGGCGAGTTTGGTCCATTGCCTATTAGTATGCACGGACACGAAGGACTTGGGCAAGTAACTAATGTAGGTGCTAATATTACCGATGTAAAAGTTGGCGATTATGTTGCCACACGTGGTGAACCTGCTTATGCAGATATGTACAATGTTAGGGCACGAGAATATGTTAGTGTGCCCGCAGCAGAACCTAAATATATATTAGAACCAGTTGCTTGTGGTATTAATGTAGTAAATCAAAACTTACGCGAAGTTGCTGAACGTGCTGGTGAAGGTCGTCGCTTGTTAATATTGGGCAGTGGCTTCCTTGCATGGGTAGCGTATAACACCTTGTTAATTAATCATTTAGAGTTTGATATCACAGTAATTGGCCGCAGTAATCAAGACTTGTGGCAGGGTAAATTATCTCAAGAAATTACTGGTGTTTATGATGTTATTATCGACTTAACTGAACGCACTGATTACTTACAAGGCGACTGTGTTGCAAATAATGGATTAATTATTATTGGTACAGACAAACATATTAATCAAACATTTGGACAATTGATTTGGAAAGCTGTTACTATTAGTTTTCCGAGCCCACGCACACCACGCTTTTATGAAGCAATGGTGTTAGCACGTGATTGGGTTGCTTCTGGTCAATTAACTGTTGACAAGTTCTGGACAAAGTCGTATAATAGAAAGACAGAGTGGCAATCTGCATTTGCAGATGGCGTTAATAGACCAGCAGGCTACAGTAGAGGATACATTAAGTGGGATTAAACACAGAAGAACGTCAGGAAGTAGTATATTTTACAGGATATGAAGTAGAGCATACAATATGTTATGGTATGAAAACTTTGTTTGTAGTGGGTACTCCACCGTTGGCAGAAATTTTAGAGCAAGCACGAACACAGCTGGTAACACAAATTTATTTTGGTACTAGCCAAAGTTTTAATCCTCAAGCAGTAACTAATGAAGAATATTCAGCCTGGGATGAAGTTATCAAAGGCTGTTTAGATGCAGGCTTTTGGGTAGCATTAGATTTTGGAGTCGAACACATCGAAGGTGTTATTGAGAGTGGTTATTCAGAATATGCTAGATTTGTGCCAATGATTAGTGTTAAATTACCATATATCAATCAACTTAATTATAATGCAACAATTAAATTAGATGATATAACATGGGGAGCTACCAATCCCGGTGTGTGGACACATCACCTTCAAAGTCTAATGGGTAAGGACAAATTTACCTATTGGGATCAATATACTCAAGATACAGAGATCAAATAATGATACAAGCAGAACGTGAACAAATAGATAGAGTTATGCAGGCTGCCAAGAAAAAGATATGGGTAACTTTCCAACGTGAAGGTATACATTGTTATCCTGCGGCGGCTAATGAACCAACACTAGCAGATGTTGCTTTTTTAGCATCACCGCATCGTCATATATTCCATTTTAGAGTGGCAATTGAAGTTACGCACAATGACCGCGATATTGAATTTATTCAATTTAAACGTTGGTTAGAAGCACTGTATGTAAATACTACATTACAGTTAGATTATAAGAGTTGTGAAATGATATCAGATGATTTGTATATGCAAATCGCTATAAAATATCCCAATCGCGATGTTTGGATAGAAGTATCCGAAGATGGCGAGAATGGATGTTCCGTTGAGTACAATTGTACTCGTCCCTTGCAGTCTGTCACTATTTAAGGAGAATTTTCCGTGGCAAATCCAGTTTGGCTTAAAAAGTATCTTACTATGAAGCCTGAAGTAAGACAAATCTACAACGATTTAGATGCATGGTGCAACTACTGTCGTTTCCACATGATCAAGTATGATGAGGCTGATTTGTATGTTAGCCCAGCGTACAAAGAATGGCAGGAAAAACGCAAACGTCGTGAACAATGGCGTCAGCAACAAGGACAAACTCCAGGCTATCAAGGACGTAGATAGCATGACTGTTTATCTAGTTGATCTAGAAGCAGTCGAAACTAGGTACACGGGACAGTGGAAGTCTCATGTACCTAAGTTGCTCGAGGAACATGGACATGAAGTTTATGTTATTGCAGGACCTCATGATATCCCAGCGGCTACTACTCCGGGTGCTTTCTTGAACTTTGGTGGCACAAATATCTACAAAGCTAGTCAAGTTGAGCAAATAGCAAGATTATTCACAGAAGGTAGGATTGTCAAAGGAGATCATTTCATCTTTACCGATGCATGGCATCCTGGCATCATCAATCTTAAATATATGAGTGAGCTACTGGGTATTCCTGTAACTATACATGCACTTTGGCATGCTGGCAGTTATGATCCGCAAGACTTCCTAGGACGTCTTATCGGTGATGCTCCGTGGGTTAGACATGCTGAAAAGAGTTTCTTTCATGCAGTTGACTATAACTACTTTGCCACTGATTTTCATATCGAGATGTTCTTTACTAATCTATTAAATGATTATCCTACTGAAAATCCGTGGTTTGATGAAGACCTAGCAGAACTACGTGCAGGTACCTTAACAGATAAGATTGTACGCAGTGGTTGGCCTATGGAATATATGCCAGAAACTATTACACCTTATAAGACTACCAAACGTGATTTGATTTTATTTCCACATCGCGTAGCACCAGAGAAGCAGGTTGAGATATTTAAAGAACTTGCGGCCGCACTACCACAGTATGAATGGATTGTATGTCAAGAACAGAACTTGACAAAAGCAGGGTATCATACTTTACTAGGCGAAGCTAAGATAGTATTCAGTGCCAACCTACAAGAAACATTGGGTATTAGTATGTACGAAGGTGCACTCACTGATGCTATTCCAATGGTACCAGATAGACTAAGTTATACAGAGATGTATGCTGAGATATGGCGCTATCCTAGTGAATGGACTGAATCCTACAGTAGTTTCTTACATAATAAGCAAGCATTATGTGATAAGATTGTAGAGTTCATGACTGACTATGATGAATATGCTAAGTTAGTTCCACAGCAGGCACGTAGTTTACATCATGATTTCTTTTCGGCAACTGAACTATTAAAGAATATTAAGTAATGTCAGCATTTGATCCAATATACCAGTTTGAACGAGCATTAGGTGAGCTTACGGGCGCACCTTTTGTTGTTATGACAGATTCATGTACACATGCACTAGAACTGTGTCTACGTTACGACAAGGTAAAACGGTGTCGTTTTACGGCATTTACCTACCTTAGTGTGCCAATGACCATGCATAAATTAGGCATTTCATATGGTTTAGTGCCCGATAATGAATGGGTTGGAGAATATCCTATACTTGGTACACGGATATGGGATAGTGCAAGATTACTACGTACAGGTATGTATCGTAGTGGACAGATGCAGTGTTTGAGCTTTGGCTACAGCAAGCCGCTAGAGATTGGTCGTGGTGGCGCTATCCTATTAGATGATCAACGGGTATATGAGTCATTAATACGTCAACGTAGCGATGGTAGAGACCTAAGGATAACACCGTGGGAATCACAAAAAGTATTTGAAGTTGGGTATCACTATCGCCCAACTATAGAAGAAGCCGAACAAGCACTAGAAAAATTACCCTCAGTAGATCAATCACCTAAATACCATGAATATCCGGACCTACGTGAAATTATTATCAAATAGTTTGACACGTATAATAATTTCACGTACACTTAATGTAAGATAAATATTAGTGCTACATAAAGGTAGCAAAATTCACAATTTAAACCATCACAAAGGAAGGTTATCATGTCATACAACAAAACAAAAACAGATCCCGTCTTGGGACAAGCAGTACACGAACACTTAGTTAAAATGGGAGTAGAAACTCCAACTATTTCAAATGATATTGATCGTAAAGATAAGATTGATAAAATTGAACAGCATTTTACCGCAATTATGCAAACATTAGGGTTAGATTTAACTGATGATAGTTTAGTAGAAACTCCTAAACGTGTTGCTAAAATGTATGTTAACGAAATATTTTGGGGACTCGATTACGAAGCATTTCCAAAGTGCACCACAGTAGAAAACAAAATGAAATACGATGAGATGGTAATTGAACGCAATGTCAATGTCCAATCAAATTGTGAACATCACTTTGTTGTTATTGATGGGGTGGCTACAGTAGGTTATATTCCGAATCATAAAGTGTTAGGATTAAGTAAAATTAATCGTGTAGTCGAATATTTTAGCAAGCGTCCGCAAATACAAGAACGATTAACTGAACAAATTTATCACGCACTACAATACATTCTCGAAACAGATCATATCGGGGTTGTATTAGATGCACAACATTATTGCGTTAAGTCGCGGGGTGTAGAGGATGTAGGAAGTTCAACAGTTACATCAAAACTTGGCGGTTGTTTTAAAACTGAATCAAGTGTACGTGCAGAATTTATGAATATTGTCAACAGCTGCAAAGTTCGATAAAGGAATAGTTATGTTTAAAAGATGGTTAACTCGACTAGTAGATGAATGGCGATTAGATGCGTACGAAGAATGTGTACCAGAACCAAGTTCAAATAGACAGCGTAAAAAGTTTGGTCAGAAGATTGGCAGTGGGAATAAGACACCATCACAGCAACGTGTATCACATAACTACGATGATGACGGAGTAATTACATTTAAAGTATATGGTGCGAATGGTGGGAAGATTGTTGAAGCCGCACGTTACGATGATAAGCACGACCAAGAACGCATCAAACTGTACATCATCGAAGAGAATGCAGACTTTACAGAATCATTGAGTAAAATTGTTACAATGGAGTATATGCGCTAATATAGCGGTTGACTTTTCTGTAAATTAGTGTATAATGTGTATACGCTTAACCCTCAAAGGATGTGTATGAAACGTACTATATTATCGTTATTGTTAGCGGCATCGGTTGGTGCTAATGCCGAAACGTTAAACTTAACTCCCTATAACACCAGCGAATATACCGCTGACACTATTGCCAAAGGCAAAACTGGTGACGATTTTCTCAAAGAGATCAATGCCAGTTCCGCATGGGCACGTGGTTATACAGGTAAAGGTAGTTTAATTCTTATTATCGATAGTGGTATTAACGCCAACCATCGAGAGTTTGCAGGTAGTATATTTGCTACTCGAGACTTTATCAAAAGTAAAAATGGCATAGTTGATGTACAGGGACATGGTACTGGACTTGCTGGCATTGCCGCAGGTAATTGGGATGGTATTGGTATGGCTGGTGTTGCACCAGATGCACAATTGGCTATTGCTAAAGTAACAGATAATACTGCGTTTAACTTTACTCAGGCACGTAATGCATTAAAATGGGGCAGCGATCTTGGTGCAATTGTAGCTAACATCTCAGCAAACTATACCTATGATGCGGCATATCTTAAAAATATGTATAGGTTAAGTGACGGCGTAACCTGGGCCAACAAAGATCCGAGATACGTTGGTAGATTTTTTATGAATGAAAATCCTAACACCTGGGCCGCAGCATTAAGTCCTAACATGGTATTAGTCAACAGTGCCGGTAATAGCGGACGAGCTTATGCAGAGCAACCGGGTACGTTGGCCACAGCCACAGATGCTAACGGTAAGTTAATTCTAGGCGGTCGCGTTATTATTGCAGGTGCATGGGACGTTGATAAGGATGCTGTTGCTGGTTATAGTAACCGAGCAGGCAGTATATGTCGGAGTGTAGTTAACGGACAGTGTAAGGATCTATATCGGGTAAGTGATTTCTATATCTTAGCGCCAGGTAATGCGTTCACAGCAAGTAAGACTGGTGATGCATATAATATACAAACAGGCACTAGCCAAGCGGCGGCTGTAGTATCTGGCAGTGTTGCAGTTATCAATCAAATGTGGCCGACTATGAAGGCTGAAAATATTGTTAAACTGTTAATGGTAACGGCTAATAAGAATATTGCAGGTTATAATAAAGAAATACACGGTCAAGGCCTACTTGACTTAGAACGTGCCACTCGACCTGTGGGTGCATTAGGCATTCCCACTACTGGCAGGGTTAATAAGATTGCATTAAGTGGCGGGTTCAGTACCAATACATCCGGCGGGTTAACAGCAATTAGCAGTAAATTAAGCAGTGTTATGGTTACTGATGATTTTGAACGTGATTACTATGTTGACATGAGCAAGGCCGCAAATACAAAACGTGCTAGAGCCGACTTTAACCCAAATACCAAAGCTAACTTCTACGAGGAATTTAATCCGTATAATAAGTTAAACTTTTACACAGCTAATGCCAAACTACAGTCTGGCGAATACGACTTTAAGTTCAGTGCCAACGATGTTGCGTCTTTAGGCCTAGCTGAAATTGGTAAGACTACCAAGTTAAATGACAGGGCTAACGTGCGTGTTGGTTTTGGTATGTTAAATGAACAAAACACTTGGGTAGGTAATAGTATTAGTGGTGCGTTAGGACAAGTACAGAGTAGTTTTACTACATTTTCTAACTTCACTGGACATTATGACCTAAATAAACATATGAGTGCATTTGGTAGTGTTTGGTTAGGACAAACCGAAACTAATATGCAGTCCACTGGGTTGATTACTAATGTAAGTGCAACTCAAAGCTACAGTTGGAATGTTGGATTAGATTGGTCGCAAGATGCACACAGCTACGGTGCTACCTTAAGTCAACCAGTTACAGTCTATCAAGGCACGGTTAATGTGGATATACCAACAGGATATAATGCCAACGGTACTGTTAATTATTCTAAGGAAAAAGTTAGCATTACTCCATCTGTAAATGAATACGATGTTGGCGCATACTACAAATATCGCACTGCATCAATGAACGTAATTGCCTACGGTGAACACCAAATGAATTACCTAAACCAAAGTGGTGTATCAAACAACGTAGTTGGGCTAAGTTTAGTCAAGGCATTTTAATAAGGAAGTAAAGAACTATGGATATTAATAAAAAGTATTATGATTATGTACACGTTCATGAGATGGTTAATGATATCTCATTTAAAATGTATAAAGATAATTGGCGTCCAGACTACATTGTTGGTCTTACTCGTGGAGGGCTAATACCTGCTGTTATCATGAGTAATACATTAGGTATTCCTATGGAAACACTTAAGGTTAGTCTACGCGACAGTGATAACGGTCCAGAAAGTAATTTATGGATGGCAGAAGATGCATACAATGGTAAAAACATTCTTATTGTAGATGACATTAACGATACTGGTGCTACGTTAGATTGGATTACTAACGATTGGCAAAATAGCTGCCATCCATCCGATGCACACTGGTTGCAAGTTTGGGGGAATAATGTTAAAATAGCTGTATTAGTTGATAATTTGTCTAGTAAATTTAGTCGCTGTGTTGATTACTGTGCAGTATCTATCAATAAAGCAGAAAAAGATGTTTGGATTGTTTACCCTTGGGAAAGATAATGAAATTAAAAGTCAGTGAGATATTTTATAGTGCGCAGGGCGAAGGACGCTTTATTGGTGTCCCGTCGTTGTTTCTACGTACATTTGGCTGTAACTTTACCTGCGGCGGCTTTGGTATGCCACGTGGTGAGATTAGTACAGAACGTAATGTAGTTAAAGTTGAGCAGTACAAAACCTACAACGACCTGCCACTTGTTAATACAGGCTGTGATAGCTATGCTAGTTGGGATCCACGCTTTAAAAGTTTAAGTCCATTGTTATCCATAGACGAAACAGTCAAGCAGATGCTAGATGTTGTGCCCAATAACAATTGGCAACAGGCTAATGGCAACAACGTACATTTAGTTATAACAGGTGGTGAGCCACTATTAGGATGGCAACGGTCATTTCCTAAGTTGTTAGCACATGATGACATGTTTAACTTGCTTAACTTAACATTTGAAACAAATGGCACCCAGGCATTGCATGATGACTTTGCCGCATACTTGAAACTATGGAAAAGACAAGCACGTGAAATTACATTTAGTGTAAGTCCAAAGTTAAGTGCTAGCGGTGAAACTTGGGAAGATGCTATTAAACCTGAGATTGTAGCAAGCTATGAAAAGGTTGGTACAACTTATCTCAAGTTTGTTATCGAAACGCCCAATGACTTTGATGAAGTTGATCGTGCTGTGGCAGCATACAGGGCTGCAGGCTTTACAGGCGTAGTTTATGTTATGCCAGTTGGTGGTGTTGTTAGTGTGTATGATGGTAACAAGTTTCATATAGCAGACGAAGCAATGCTACGCGGTTATTATTACAGCCCAAGATTACATGTTGATCTTTGGGGCAACAGTTGGGGGAAATAGTATGTGGAATAAAATTAAAAATGTATTAACAAATATAGCTCAGCCTGAAACAGGTAAGATTGCGCCTATAACCGAAGGCAAGAAACGTACACAGGTTAAAACACCCAAGGTTGCTAGTGCAGATCCAGCGGCTATTAAACCTAAAAAGCCACGTGCTAGTAAAAAGAAAGTAGTAGAAGATCCAGACAAAAAACTTGCTACTAAAAATGGCGAACCTTGGGTAAAGATATTAAGTATGGATTTAGATCCCGATGATCCAGGTAATGGTGCATTTGAATTAGATTGGAATGATAAATTTGTAGCCAACTTAATACGTGCAGGCTATCAAGGTCGAACAGATGCTGATATTGTAGATAATTGGTTCAAAGCAATATGTCGCAATGTAATCACAGAATCATACGAACAAGATCAAGCCGATCCATCAAAACGCAATGAACGTAGACGTGATCTGGGCAATGGTAGAACGGAAGTAAGTTGATAGTATATGTAAACGGTGACAGCCACAGTGCAGGAGCAGAAGCGGCCAATGCATACTGTTTTTTATCCGATGATCCAGCTATGGGTTGGGATCATTATGACCGTACGCAGACTGCAGCTGGTAGGGTTCCACACCCCGATAATGTCAAAGTTAGTTATGGGCAACGAATAGCAGATCAATACAATGCTACCCTTGTCTGTCAAGCCGAAAGTGGCAGTAGCAATCAACGTATGCTACGAACAACCTACGAATATTTAGAAACCAATCCTAATCCAGATTTAATAATAATCGGTTGGGCAACTTGGGAACGCGAAGAGTTTTTCATTGATGGATATTGGCATCAGTTTAGCGCAAACATGTCCACCGATGGATTGTCCGATGATGCAGTACTAGCTTATAAGCATTGGGTATTGGATAGACATAGTGTACAACAATACTGTGATCAAGCTCAAGAAGCAATATGGAATTTGCATCAGCGATTAGTTGCTGAAAGCATACCACATTTATTCTTTAATACCTTTAGTGGGTTGACTACTTCTACCCAATTGTCATGGTGTAATTCATATTATGAACCATACACCCATGCTGGTTCATTTTTTAATTTATTAAAATCACAGGGTTACACACCTGTTACCCCAACAAGTTATCATTATGGTGCAGATGCACATCAAGCATGGGCAAATCACTTGACAAAAATCATAAATGAAAGTATAATAACTACATGAGATACTTAATCGTAGATGCAGCAAACACATTTTTCCGTGCTAGACACAGCGCACATAGACAAAGCGATACCTGGGATAAGTTAGGCTTTGCTATACACGTTACCCTAGCATCAATTAACAAAGCATGGCGCGATCAAAAAGCAGACCACGTTATCGTGTGTCTAGAAGGTCGTAGTTGGCGCAAAGACTTTTATACTCCGTATAAAGCCAATCGCGCTGTGGCACGTGCTGCCAAGACTGAAGCAGAACAAGAAGAAGAGCAAATGTTCTGGGACGCTTTTGACGCTATGAAGACGTTCTTAGCTGAACGGACTAATTGCACTGTATTACAACATGCTAACTTAGAAGCAGATGACTTGGTAGCAGGGTGGATACAAACACATCCAACTGACCATCACACTATTGTGTCAAGTGACACGGACTTTTATCAATTATTAAGTGATAACGTTAATCAATACAACGGTATTAGTGATGAATTACACACCCTTACCGGTATATACGATAAGAAAGGTAAACTTGTTATAGACAAGAAAACTAAAGAACCTAAAAAGATTCCAGATCCTAAGTTCATCTTATTTGAAAAATGTGTACGTGGCGACCCTACTGATAATATCTTTAGTGCGTATCCCGGTGTACGTACTAAAGGCACTAAGAACAAAGTAGGTCTAGAAGAAGCGTTTGGTGACAAAGACAAACAAGGTTATGCTTGGAATAACCTAATGCTACAACGTTGGACTGATCATAACGGTGATGAGCATCGTGTGCTAGATGACTACAATCGTAACGTTACGTTAGTAGACTTAGCAGCACAGCCTAAAGAGTATAAACTTATGATAGAAGAAACTATCAAAGCTAATGCAACTGCACTTAATCGTCCTATGGTAGGTGCGCAGTTCTTAAAGTTCTGCGGCAAGTATGACCTAGTTAAACTAAGCGACAATGCCAGCAACATGGCAGAATGGATGTGTGCTAGTTATCCTGCGCAAGCAGTAACATTGTATCATTTAATTAATTAGAAAGTAAATTTTGATAGATAAATCACAGAAGTTTTTAGCACTAGACTTAGAATTAAACCAACCCAGTGGTAAGATCATTCAGGTTGGTATTGCCATTGGCAGTGCCAATGATAAGTTTGAAAATTACATAACTAAGAAATGGTATATCGATCCAAACGAGCCGATTGATCAATTTATTATCGATTTGACTGGTATTACTGATCACGATATTAGATTAAACTGTGTAAGTCATGCTACAGTTGCACGTGAACTCAGTGACTTAATCAAACAACATAACACTTGGATCAACCCAATCACTTGGGGTGGTGGTGATAGTAGAGAACTGTTAGATGAGTTCTGTAAAAATTATGCAGACTTTCCACACTTCGGTCGTCGTTGGATTGATTGTAAAACGTTCTATACGTTTATGATGTTTGCACGTGGCAAGAATCCTAGTGGCGGGCTTGCTAGTGCTATGGGCACGTTTAAACTACAGTTCAAAGGCACAGCGCACAGAGCAGACATTGATGCAGTTAATACTCTCGCACTATTCTTTAAGTTCTTAGAGCGACAACGTGGGCTTGAAAACTTATTACATGATGCTAAAATTATCTAGTTATCTTATACTGGCCTGTAAAATTATAGGCACTGAATTAGAGTTTGACAATAAATTAAAAAATATGTATACTAATATAACAATATGGAGAAAATAATATGGCACATGTAATAGATAAGACGTTCGAGTTTTGCTACGGTCATCGGGTGTGGAGCCAGCAATTAAATGGCGAGTATGCTGCAGATTTGAAATGCGCTTGCAGACATTTACATGGACACGAGGGCAAGATGCAAGTGTTCTTAAAGAGCCCGACTGGCACATTAGATGCAACAGGTATGGTAACAGACTTTCGTCATTTAGAATGGTTGAAGAAATGGATTAATGAATATATTGATCATCAGTTTATGCTGGATGTTAATGACCCATTGTTTGGTCAATTAATTGGCACACGTGCAATGATTCCAGTGTATATTCCAGAAACAGATCAATACGCAGGTAGTACGCTTGATTTGAGTGACTTGGAACCGAACACACCGGAGTATGAATACTACGAAGGTTTCTTTATTGTAGACTTTGTTCCTACTAGCGAAAACTTATCCAGCTGGATGGCAGAGTTAGTCGACGCTAAGATGAAAAAGTTAAATGTAACCGTGGATCGTATTGATTGGTGGGAAACTCCTAAGTCACGCAGTACTTTTATTAGAGGCTAACTATGACTACTACCGTCTTTGTCTTATTGGCATTGTTTGGCATTAAACATTTTATTGCTGATTTTATTATGCAGTATGATTACATGCTGCGTGAAAAAGGTATATACGGTGCCACGGGTGGTATTCATCACTCATTAGTGCATGCTAGCTGGACATTCTTAATCCTAGTGTGCTTTGTCAATCATGCTAACGTTATTATTGGTCTAGCGTTCTTAGACTTTGTTCTACACTATCACATCGATTGGGCAAAACAACAACTAAATAAGGGCCTAAGCACCACAGATCGCATGTTTTGGGTTTGGATGGGTGCAGATCAAGGACTGCATTACTTAACATATATTGGAATTATCTATGTCGGAACAGTATAAACGCTTTTGTCAATTTGAAAAAACCTGCGTAGGTGCAGATAGTTGTGAAGGACCAGTATTTAATTTATTAGCACGAACCATTGTAAAGAATAAATGTTGGGTAGTTGAAAGTGACGGTACCAAAGTTGCTACTATTCTTGCCAATGACGGTAACAAAGGTGTTACATTAGTACATGACGGCCAGCGTGAACAGTTTAGTAGTCTAAAACTGTTAAGCGATCGATATAACATTATTATTGATAAAACCAAAGTAACTAAAGTAGCAAAAGAAACCCACGAAGTATACGGATACCCTTGCGAAAATAAACCGCAAAATGCTTTATGGGACGTACAACATAAGTTGCCAGTGTTTACTAAAGGTAGCAAAAGTAAGAGTTTCTTCTGTGCAGGATACTATATTGTACAGTTTAATAATGGATGGGTAAAAAGCTATTGTCCAAAATTAATTACTTTAAATAGGTATCCATATCAAGGTCCATTCAAAACACAAGAAGAACGAAATATTCAATTAAAAATAGCAAATGGGGGTCATGATGGAGAATCAACTTAGCCTGCATTTAAAGGCATTTAACAACCGAGTTAAGGTAATGAATCAAACTAACAGTAAAGATCTAACACTATCTGCCACAGATGTTAGAAATTTACACAACGATATATTTGAATTACTAGCACAAATTGCAGCATTAACTGCTATTAAAGAAGCAGAAGAAGCCGAAGCAGTAGTTAATATTGAGATGGATGGCGGAGGTTTTTAGAATTATATATGTAGTTAATTGGCATAAATAAACGTAGCAAGGATACTTTATGTCAAGACCAAAGCCGACAGTACTATTAGAGCATGTTAATAAAACAAATTACAAGAGTGATCAGATTCTGGATTCAGAAGGTATCTGGGCAGTCTTCTTTGACAATCAACCAATCAATCTAAAAACGCAAAACATACTTGTAGCCTACCCTGGTCCAAAATACAAGAAAGTGTCATTTAGTAACCCCGGTCACGCAATCAATCTCGCTAAGAAACTTAATACGCTGTTTAAGTCAGAAAAGTTTTCAGTTGTACTACTTAAAGCTGGCGATATCATCTATCCATAATCATGTTACAAGCAGAATGGCAGGCTAAGTTTTACGCTTTAACTCCATACTCAGTAAGTCCTAGCAGTTGGTGGTATAATCCAACTAATCACAACAGTTTACGATTGACCCAAAGAGCCTATTTGGAAGTACGTAAACATGTTAAATTCTATAAGTTTGAACTTAGTCACGATATACGTCCTAAAACGTTTGTACAGCTAGAGCGTTGGTTTAAGGAGCCGTATTACGTACAAAATCGTAAGACCATACACATTGTCAGCGACCGTGATGCTATGATGTTAAGCCTACATGCTAACAACCTACAACAATATCTTGACAATCAAGAACTTTAATAGTATAATATAGACATTAATAAGGAGTAAGACATGAAGAAGCTATTACTAGCAACACTGTTATTATCACTTAGCACCACTGCAGCCGCAGATCTTTCTTTTTTCT